GCTTGATCTCGCTCAAGTTTCTTTTTCTTTTTGTACTTTAACAATTGGTTAGCCATTTTTAAATTTCTAACACTTCTAATGTCTATAGCATCATCAACGTCTAACGCTCCTTTTTGTATAGCCATTTGAATATTGTTTTCTAGTATTTGTTTTTCTTCTTCATCAGGCATAAGCTCGATAAATATACCAAAATCATATAAATGTAACTCTTTCATTTCTTCTAAAGTTGCTACATTGTGAGCACCTATAGCTTGTATAAAAGCATCTTTTGTTGGTGAGTATTCTATAATATCAGATATTCTTAATGATAATTGCTCTGAAGTTTCTACTGTTAAAAATAACGAAGCATCTAATATGTGTCTAGTTGCAACGTTAGAGTTTGCTGCTGCTAATTTTTGTATACCAACTAATGATCTAGAGTCTGGAGTTGAAGCATCTCTAGCTTCGTTTAAACCAGTCACATCTCTAATCATCTGTAGATAGTAGTTATAGTTACCTATAAGTGCTTGTAATTTATTACCTGCACCAGCTCCATTTGAAATTTCTTGTATAGGTATTTTTCCTGGGTTTTGATCACCATCTTGAGTAAATGATCTACCAACAACAGATCCAGTTTGGAAGAACATGTTTAAAGCTTCTTGAGCATTATAATTAGTTCCATTACCTAAGTCAACTTCAGCTAAACCATCTATATCTAAATAAACACCGTCAGGAACCATTCTAGACAACACCTGTTGAAGTTTAAGGTGAGTTAGCTGTATCATATCGGCAAAGCTAGTAATTCTACTTACAATTGATTCTATTTTACCGTTATACATTTTTGGAGCAACTATAGAGTAGTTCATTTTAACCTTGTTAAAATCACTCTTAGTTCTCATCATGTTGTCAGCTTTTTTCCACTTTAACAATAAGTCAGTACCTAAGACTAAAGCTCCTTCAAACAAACACTCTACAGTTCTTTGCAGTTTAGAGTAATCGCTTGCTCCAGCGGGTGGCATAAAACTATCGTCTCTTGATATAGATTTCTCAGCTCCTGATTTAGATTTTTTAACCTTGTAAACATCATTCATAAATGTTTTATAGTTAAAGTACAGTACAGCAACTTTATTTTTATCACCATTACTAGCATAACCATTACCAACTCCTCTGTGATTATGCTTAGAGTGTATTTCTTGTAATTGACTTTCAGTTAAGTGAGGAAATTCTTTAGCTACTTCGTTTATAGGTATATGTTTTACCTCACCAACATAATATATATCATCAAAATACGGGGAGTCTGTATGTGAGTAAACTAAGTTAGCAGGATCAACGTATTCTACCTTAGCTCCTTCAGACCAGTTAAAAGTAGTTTTAGTAGCACCAATACCTAGAACTGTAAGATCTTCTAATACTCTTCTTCTTGTTAAATCGTACTTACAACCCTCCATCAAAGTGTTTATAGCCGTCTCGTTAGCAATTTCAACAGATTGCTTGTAGTTTAAAGCCATGTGAAGTTCTAATTCAGCTTTTGAATCTGGTAATTCTTTAGGATCGTTTTCGTATAAATTAATATTTAGATTACTCATAGCTTTATCATTATATGCTTTTGCTTGCATATCAGCTATCATGCTATTCATATACTTTGTTCTTTTAGAAACTCCATACTGATCTTGTGAGTAAGCTTTTAATTCAAANCCTCTACCAGCCATACCATTTACAACTATGTCGACAAATTTTGGTATAATTGGTACTGGTGTCCAATCTAAATTAAGATAAGACAAATCACCATTTATAGATAACTCATCTTTATATTTTTGTATTGATTGTTCTCCTCTAGCGTAAGATCTTAGGTTGTGAAACTTTCTTTGAGCTCCTGAGCTTCTACTGTGAGAAGGACCATCAAACCATTCTACCTCAATAGCTCTTGCTACTCGTAACCCATACTCACTAGAGACCTTTTCTCGGTCGCTAACAACTTGGGAAGGAAAATTTTTATGAAAAGACTCTGCCATATTAGTGTTTAATTATTGTTGAATTTGCTCCTTTGTTATTGTATCTTGAAATGCTTATATTTACTTCTTTTCTTTGTATCTTTGCGTTAGGCGCGTACAAGTGTCTGTTACAAGCCATTATAGCTAAACCAGAACTTATTGTTGCATCAAACTTTGTTCTTTTGTTTATATCAAACTTACTCCAATCATTTAAAGTTTCATTAAAGTACATGTTTCCAAAGTTACCTTCAGATATTTCACCAACCTTTTCTTGTATGTACATTTCAATTGCGGCGGCGTGTGCTTGTTTAATATCCTCGCTAGAGTTTGGTATACCACCTATTTCTTTTTCTGTAACTGATAGTTTGTTCCATGTTTTATCAGGTCTGTTCATGCTGAAACCTCTATAACCACGCCTTCTAAAATGATAAAGCAATCTTGGTTTGTTGTTCTCACATAATAGTGGCATACCATAAAATACACAAGCCATTAGTACGTCTTCAAAAAATATCTCAGCTGTTTGTGGTCTAGCTATATATTCTAAAAAGAAAGAGCTTGGTGGAGCATCTTCCATGCTAAACTTAGTTAAACCGTGTAAAGCTCCTTTCGATCCAACTCCATCTACTGTACCTGATATGTCGTAACTATCACAACCAAATGCTCCTACATGTTCGTTACCCGGGTGTCTTATACCTTGCTTCACTATAACATTGTTTTGCAACTCCATCTTAGGAACCCAACTAACTTTAAACCTACCTTTTGGGTTTGGGTAAAATATAACCTTAGAATCTTTTATACCGTTAACCCATTGAAAGTTTCCAGTTGTTAAACCTAGTGTGTTACCTAAACCTTCGTTGTAATCTATCTGTTGGTATAACTTAACCAAGTTGAATATAGAGTTTTTACTCTCATCTCTAAATGCATGCTCAGTAGTTCTTGGAAACTGACGGTAGAATTCATTTAAAGCATCTTGGTCTGACTTCAAACCATCAACCTCGTTTTGCCAGTTATCTATTACACCTACATCTATTAACTCTCCTTGTGGGTCGAATACATCCCTATCAGGTGTATTAAATACAGGAACTCCGTGCTTGTCAATAAAACCTTCATAGTTCCATTCCATTGGGATAAACAAAGAGTAGAGACCAGACTTAGTCTGACCATTTCTATTTCTTTCTGTGACATCTGAGCTGTTGTATAATCTTTTAAAATTGTCTCCACCTTTATCTAATGCGTTTGAAGTTGAGCCCATCATACATTTACCTATAATTCTACTCCCTAATCGTAAACATGTTTTCGTAACTCTCCAGTTATTTAAAATATTATCGGGTCTTTCCCACTTACCACTCTCATCGTGTACTAATAAAGCTAACTTTTCACCATCATAACTATTATCTCCAGTGTTTTTCCAATCTATAGTTGTGTCTAGACCAGCTAAATCTTCTAACTTTTCATTAGCTGTTATTTTCTTTCTTGTAAATCTACTAGCAGGTACTCTAAAAGCTAATTCTGTTTTTGGTCTATCCATACCATCTTGAATAGGTTTGAAAAAGAACGGATAGTTAACCGATATTGGAACTACTTTGTCGGTGAACATTTTCTTTGCATCTGCACCTGATTTAGAAAGTATACCATACCTACTATCGCTTTTCATTGTAGCTAGATTAACTGTTTCTGCTGATGACATAAAAGAAAAACCAGATCGTCTGTTTTTAAGGTAGCACATACCATAACATCTTTTATCTGCTTTACAAGCTTCCCAAAATATAAAGAACAATCTATTTGCCTCTCTAAAATCTGGTGCACCAACGTCTATCTTGCTCCACTGTAAGTACATGTAGTGTGTTCCTGGTAACCACGTTGCTTTTCCATTATTAGTAAACCAAAAACCTTCCTCTCTTCTTTTAAACTCTTCGTCTATATAATCGTGCCACTGATCCTTCTGGTCATCTGGATAACTTCTCCAATCAAATATATTCTTTAATCGAGAAAGCTGCTTAGGATACTCCTGCTTAACCCACATATCATCTTCATGCTTGTATACTTCTTTAGGTTGCAATGGCAACGCTATTTTTAAATTCTGTATTTTAATTATGTTACCAACCTTACCTGTTTTAGAAACAACAACAACATCATGTTCTTTATTGTAACCATAACTCCACTTGTTACCACGGTTCATTCTAGTGATAGTAGTTTTTTTAATTGGTTCTATTATTTCAACTAAACTTTGCTTGTACATTATTTAGATCTGCTTTCTGCGAATCCTTTAAAAGCTTCTTTCTTTGTCTCCTCAGGTGCTTTGCCCTCAAGCAAGTTTTCTTCTTCTTGTATTCTGTTAAGTATTTCAAAAGCGTCGAATATAGCTAGTTTTTTAGTTGCCGCAGCATTTTTTAATCTGTCAGCTGATATATCATCGTCTGAATCTACTATAGCTTCTTTAGCAACTTTTATTAACTCCTCAACTGCTATTTGCCCAGCTTGGATTATACTTCTCTTCGTTTCCTTGGTATTCATATTTAATTGTAATTTTATTTGATCTAACTCGATATACCCTTTCGCCGTCAATAATAAACTCAAATCTAGACTCTGGTTTAAATTGAACTAAACTTCCTTTTTCAACCGTATTATCTGAAAACAAAACGATACCTCTTAATTGTTCTGCTTCATTAAACAGTTTGTTATCTTCTCTTAAAGGTTGAACAAAACAATAACCTTTTAAAGGTTTCCAGATATTATTTCTTTTGTAAGCAAATATCTGATCTTCAAATATAACATAAGTATCTTCTTTAAAATAGTTATTACTATTTTTCTCTTCTTTTCTTATATTATACCATCTTCTAAAAACATTGTGGTGAACTAAAACCGTATCACCAACATTTATGTATGTGCTGTATGCCATAGGAACAGCTGTAACAATAGCTTCTCTGTTTACATACTGGTGATTTGAGATTTCAGCATTTAGTATTAACTCTTTATCACCTATTTTTTTTGTATTGTTATATCTTTCTCCTTTTGGTTTTACTACAAAGCTATAAACGCCTTTCATTATTTAAACTCTAAGTTGTATTCTATAGATATAGCCATGTTTTTATTAAAATCTTTCCAAGGTATCACTTGGTTTCCTTTTTTAATGTAAACAGAAAACTTATCTTTCTCTTCTAATATGTCACATATAGTATGACCACCATACACTTCTTGCCCTACGGCATAGTGCATGGCGTCATTCTTATAGTTTGATCCAATAGAGATTTTACGAATCAGTTTCATCATTCTCTTTGATGTCACCAGTAACAATATCTATATCTACGTTTCCGTATTGTTCTTTTAACTTACCCTGCATTTCATTCATATCACCTTGTAACATCTGTACCGCGTGGTTTAACGCATGTGTTCTTACTGACATAACACCAAGTTCTCTGTAGTGATTTTCAAAGTCTTTAGCTAATGCTTGTAGATCTTTTAATTCTTCATCAGTTATTTTTTTAGCTTTTGGAGCTAGGTTTACTACTTTTTCTTTTTTTGCCATAATTTAATTTAATTAAAATTCTAGTATCCAATATAGATACTATATATACTATCACATAAAATAGTTAATTATTACACTAATCATCTATTACGGGTATGTAACCACCCTCTTCTAATTCTTCAACTTCAACACCAGTTCCGTCTCCAACCCAATCACTACTATTAGTAAAAGTATAGTTAGAACATGTGTCTATATTGTTAAACTTTCTATCTCTTTCTACAACATCTTCTGTTGTTGCTATTAATCTTTTAGTTTTATCCAAGCTTTTTCTCATAAAATGCACTTGTGATTTATCTACTAATTCAAATGTTTCTTTTGTTATTATATAATAATTCATCTATTTAGTATTTGTACTAGATCCACCAGCAATTGTCCAATTTAATCCACCAACAGTACCATTACCATTTCCTTCCCACTGCCAGTATGCCTCTAAGTTACTAGAAGCACTGTGAGTAGTTGCATTCATTGGGCTTCCACTATTATATAAAGATGTTACTTCACTAGCAGTTAGTTCTTTGTCCCACATAGTTAGATCATTATATCGCGTAGCTGTTGAGTTTCCTACTTTCTTTTGATCATTACTTCCATACTTACCATTACTTCCCACACTCCATAACCTATCTTCTGTAGAGCTCATTGGATTAGCTGCTTTAGAATTACCACCACTATTTGTCTGTAGTGGTGCCACACCAGCCGCATTAGCGTTCCAATACAATTTTAGTGAATTAGCATTAGTGTTTGATGCTGTTTTTGTTACAGTTATCATAGTGTAATCATCAGCACCTACGTAACCTCTATTACTAGCACTCCAATAGGTAGTACCTAAACCAGCGGCAGCATATCCAGCGGCATAAGCACCTGAGTTAGAGTGAAACAACCATTGAGCTTCACTGTACCAAGTGTAAGCTGTTCCTGAATTAGTTTTATTACCAAACCTAACTCTAATTCTATTAATAGCTTCGTCGTAAAATATTTTTATCAAATTCTCAGCTTGTGAATTAGCATTGTTTCTTAAACCTATTACAAAATGTATGTTTGTGTTCAAAGTATTAGACCAACCAGCTTTAACCCAAAATGAAATTGAAAAAGCATCGCTTTCAGTAAAGTTTAACAAGTCTGATGAATCTACAAGATATATAGCATTAGCAGTACCTTGGCCTGTAGATTTTCTAACAGCTTTAGCATCAACAAACGCAGACGCCGCGTCGTTATCATAACCATACCACTCTGAAAAAGCATGAGGAGTTGATGAGTTTGGTTTACTCTCACTGTTTGCATTTATAGTTCCAGTAGCCAAACCAGCTAAGGATATATTTGAATAACTTTCATTAGCATTGTAGTTGTCTTCGTCAACCTCATTTTTTATCTTCAATAAAGATATTGCCCCACTACTTGGTACAGCCATTGCACTTAGCTTTTAATTCGTCGATTTGTTTTTGTTGATCTTTTATTGCCTCGATTAAATAACCTACTATATTACCATAAGCAACGCCTTTATAGTTACCATCATCTATAACGAGTTCTGGCGCGATCTTTTCCATTTCCTGTGCTATAACACCCGAACTTGTTTTACCGTTGTCTACACGCTCGAAACTAACTCCTCTCATTTCTAAGACTTTCTTACCATCTAACGTTTTGACATTCTTTTTTAATCTTTCATCTGAGTAAGCTATAATGTCAGCAGTACCGGTTATAGTACTACCAGCGTATATTTTACCAGCTATACTTGCACCACCAGCACTTCTTAAAGCACCAGTGTTACCACTTGCATCAGTAGAAGCTGTGGAGTTTGAAATTTTAGTTACAGCTGAGAATGTTTTAGTACCAGATATTGTTTCTGTAGAAGTTTTCATACTTGCCCCAGCAGCAGCGACATTAGTCGCATCTGTTTTATCTGCTAGTGCTTCAACGCCATCTATTTTTGTTTTATCA